GAATAGAGTTTTAATGACAACGGCAGTTGAAAAGAAAAAACCAACAGTAAAGCCTAAGAGCAATGCTGGGCGCAAGACAGCCCTTCTTGATGTCACAAAGGAGCAAACTCTTCTTGACTACATCAGAATTGGAACACCTGTTCGAAAGGCAGTCACCGCTTCAGGGATAGCAGAAAAGACTTTCTATAACTGGATGAGTCGAGGATTAGCAGAGCGCGAGCGCCTATCTTTATCAATGACCGCAAAATCTAATCCAACCGAAGTTGTATTTCTGCAATTTTTACAGCGAGTTGAGCAAGCAAGAGCAGAGGCAATCATGAAAAAGGTTGCAGTTATCGCCAAGAGTGGCAACGATGGTGATTGGAGAGCGGCCGCGTGGTGGTTAGAGCGTCAAGTTCCCGAGGAGTTCGGTAAGACAGAGAGGTTAGAAATTGGTGGAAGTAATGGCGAACCGATTAGAATTCAGGTTGAGATGGGCGAGTTAGAAAACAAGATTGCCAAGGTATTAGCGATTCGTAAGAGGTAAACATGGGTGAACGGCTGGTAGACCTCGTTCTCAATGCCACACCTGAAGAGCGAACAAAGATTTATCTCTCACTTAACGATGATGAGAAGTACGCCCTATCAATCATCCTTGATGCTGAGATTGATAACCCGTGGGCAAGGTGGGAAAATGACCCCATCGGATTTATTGAAGATGGTTTAGGCGAATCGCTATGGTCAAAGCAAAGAGATATTCTTGAGTCGATTCGAGATAATAAAAGAACCGTAGTCCCAGCATGTCACGCTCCTGGAAAGTCTCACTTAGCGGCAAGAGCCGTTGCATGGTGGATTGCAGTTCATCCCCCTGGAACAGCGATTGCAATTACTACAGCATCGACTTTCAAGCAGGTTAGAAACATTATGTGGGCGCAGATTCGAAAAGTTCACATGCACCACACTTTGCCAGGAGAGATTTTAACTACCGAGTGGAAAATGGAAGGCACGGTAGTTGCTTACGGATTTCGTCCCGCTGATAATAACGAAGCGGCGGTGCAAGGTATTCACGCTCCTCATCTTTTGATTGTGGTCGATGAGGCTGGAGGTATCTCGGACAAAATTGGTGGCGCACTCGAAGCGCTTATGACGGGTGGACATACACGCCTTCTCGTATTGGGAAACCCGCCTACAGACCAAGAACAATCATGGTTTGAAAGAATCTGTGCGAGTCCGCTTTACAACATTTTGCCTATTAGTGCTTTTGAGACACCAAACTTTACGGGTGAGCAGACTGGTCAATGTCGCTCATGTCCATCCCATGTGGAGGCTCATCAAGTTGCAACGCACTTAGTAGACCAAACTTGGGTTGATGATGTAGTGAGCGAGTTCGGAGAAGATTCTCCATTCGTTGAAGCCCGTGTTCATGCACGATTCCCACAAACGGGAACAGGAAAGGTCATTCCCTACCATTGGGCAGAGTTGGCTACACAAAACGAAGAGATGGTTGAAAGTTCAATCATTCGACTTGGTGTGGATATTGCATCCGATGGTGGAGATGAATTCGTTATCGCTAAGGCTGATGGTTATGTCGCATCGATTATTCATCGCAGTTCAGGCAAGGTCAATGCAAACGCTGTAGATGTCGCGGGAGTGGTCATTGCTGAGATTGAGAAGGCAGTTGCCATTCATAAGGACAGAGGCTTATCTGATTTAGTTCGCGTCAAGATTGACACGATTGGAGTTGGCTGGGGCGTCGTATCGCTTTTGGATAGATGGGTAAAAGAGCGCGGATTGAGAGCGGTGATTATTGGCGTCAATGTAGCCGAGAAGCCTAAAGACCAAACTAAGTTCAAGAATCAAAGAGCCGAGATGTGGTGGAACGCTCGCACCTTGCTACAGCCTCGAGATGAAAAACAAGAATTACGCCTTGATGTGGATAGACAAGTCTTGGCGCAGTTGGCAGGACCAACCTATAAATCTGATTCTTCAGGTCGCATACAGATTGAAGCCAAGGCTGATATGAAACGGCGTGGCGTTCACAGCCCTGACCGTGCCGAAGCGATACTTTTAGCCGTGTACGAAAACAAGAACATTATTCCTGCCGTTGCCCCTATCTCGATTGGACAAACAAACCCATGGACAATGTAAACCGCTCCGACTTTGATTTAGATTTACGATATGGGCAAGCGGGTGAGATTATGGTGAATTCACTATTGACCGCTCCCATTGAGACAGTTGAGGTAAAGCGAGATAGACGCTGGAAAAATACTGGAAACCTTTATGTAGAAACTTGGTGCTGGAGCGATAACAATTCCGAGTGGTATCCATCAGGAATTCAAGCGACCAAGGCAACACATTGGACTTGGGTTTTAGAAGAGATGACTTTGACTTTCCCAGTTCCCCAAATAAAACAAACTATCGAAAAATACGGACTTCCGATTGAGTGTTCGATTCCGCCTAATTACTCAAAAGGCTATCGGATAAAGGTTACAGATTTACTTCAGGTCGCCCGAGGCTTTTAGTTTCTTCCATCTTTCAATTATTAAAATGCCCGTATCGAAGCCATAAGTATTCAGCAATTTTTGACATTGCCTCAAAGTTAAACCTTCGTGCGGATTGTATGACGAGAGAATCTCTACGCCAAACTCATTCACTAGGTCATCTAAGGTCTCCTCGCTCACGAAAAGACACATTCAGGTTGGATGTCAAAAACTGTTTCATAGAGCAAGCAACCTGATTCCCATTCGTGCCATGAGCCATCTGAAGTAACGATGGCATCTTCGCCTAATGAGCGCTTGAGTTGAACGAGCAAAGCGGTTACAACGGTGTCGTAAGGCTTTTGAGCAGTCTTGCAGAAGTTGTAGCCAGTATTACCAGTCGTGATTACAAAATCTTCATGAGCGCCTTGGCTTACTCCGTTGATATGGATTGTCTCGCCTTCAGAAAAATCGACGATTAGAATTCCTGCATCTGTTGCAGTTTTGATGATTTCCTTTGCACCCTTGGTGAAATCAGCCCACTTAGATGCGTCGATTCCGTCCTTTAGTGTCCAGTAATGTGTATATCCCATTTACTTTTCCTCCTCGTATCCATCAAACCAAACGCCAGCCTCTCTAGTGTTTGGGTCTTTGCAATGTGCTTGAGCCTTCTCAAGAGTTAGCCCACGCTTGATTACCTTAGTGTTGTTATGTGCTGACCACATACGAACAATTCTATATTTTTCAGCCATTAGGAACTCTCCCTTTTGCCTAGTTCTTGAGTGATTTCTTCTATCCTCTTCAAATACTTTTGGCGCTTTTCTTCAGTTGTATTCCAGTTGGTCAGCCTTTGATAATAAATACCAAGACTTTGCTGGAGTGTCTGTGTGCTGATTCCTTCCATTATCCAACCTCTTTTCCGACAAGAGCGTTCCAGTTCTTTTTTTGAGCAACTTCGACGCACTTCATGCGCCATTCGTGAACGGTGTCTGAGAAGGTGGTGCTTAATGAATTGATGAATGAGATTGGAGCCTCGAAGTACAGAGGTCCTTCCTCCTCAGGAATGTATTTAATAAAGATGGTTCCGTTTCTGCGCTTGGTCAAAACTACCATCGCGCTCACATAACCTGAGTTAATTCTTTTTAGGGAAATGTAGAAAGCCTTTTGACCAAACTCGGTCTTGCCTTCGACAATTGTGCCGACCTCGTAGATATGACCCAATAAACGCTTTGCGTCATATTCGACGAACTTTTTAGTTGTGATGTTTGAACCTACCGCAGTTGAAATCCACCCCATTAGTTGCTCACCCCTATCCCGAATTCCGCATTGACAGCCTGTTGAGTTGCTGTTTTGATTTCATCAACAGCCCACTCAAAGTTTTCTTTATCAGAAATGTTGTCTACATGAACACCTGTTGCTTTTGTGCCGTAGTAGATTTCGTAGTGACCGTAGCCTTCTACTTTGTAAAGCCTGTACTGACCAATCTTCTTAATTGCTTTTTGAGCCATTTTATTCCCCTCTCTGAGAACAAGTCCAGTATATCACAACTGGGGTTGGTTAAGCCTTAACTATTTCAAAACTTCCACTTCTTTCTTTGACCGATAATCCTTGAGACGCAAGAGCGATAACAAACTTTTGTAAGATTTCTCCACGCTTTTCTTCTGACTCGCAAGAGTAAACCTGAAAAAGAACGCTGGAGGAAAGTTGCCATACACTTACTCCGCTTGCGATTGATGGGTTATTACGCCTTGTCGCATCCACATATCCAATGCCGTTTTTCTTAATCAAACCGCGAACCTTTGCAGTTGAAACTACTGGTCGATTTCTCATCTCTGTCTCCTCTCGAACAAGTCCAGTATACTATAACTGGGGTTGGTTATCAACCTTTTCGATAATAACTTCTTTAATTTTGTCAGCCTCTTCTTTAGAGATTCCAACGCCAATCACAACTATTTTCTCTGACCAGTTGCTCATATCAAACACCTACCTTGTATGAATAACCAAACTTTGTGTTGGTGGCTACATCGCCTTCAAACTTCCAATCTCCAGCCTTATCAAAGCCAAGAAAAGAACCCTTAGTGGCGCTACCGACATCTTCAAAGTTTTTTAAGTAGACGCCTGTTGTATCAGCATAAGAGACAAAACGAACTTGACCAACGAACACGCGCCCGTTTTCTTTGGCGCCATACGCTGTTGCAAGAGTTTCGACCTTAGCATTAACAATCACAGCCCTTTTGAAATCAGCAAGTGTTTTCATTATTT